CTGTTAAGTCGTCTACGCCTCAAGTTGTACGTGACAAGTTTGTTAAGGCATACAAGTTGATGTTGAACTCTACTGAAGCAGAACTACAGAAGTTCGTAGCAGAGTTCTTCGAAGAGTTTAAGACTTTACCACCAGAAGACGTTTCGTTTCCTCGTGGCGTGAGCGACATTGCTAAGTGGAAAGATAAGCACATTACTTATAAAAGTGGCACACCAATTCATGTTCGTGGCGCATTACTATATAATGAGCAACTAAAGAAAGCGAAGTTGAATACTGAAGAGATCAAGAATGGTACTAAAGTGAAGTTCTGTTACATGAAAATGCCTAATCCAATTATGGAGAATGTTATATCATTTGCACAGTTCCTACCAGAAGAGTTCGGACTGCATCAATATGTAGATTATGAAACGCAATTTAACAAGACGTTCAAAGAACCCTTGAAGTTGGTATCAGATGCCATCAACTGGGAACTAGAATACATAAACTCATTGGAGGGTTTTTTCTCATGACAGACGATATATTTGACTTCGGTTTTACTGCCGTTGATGAAACAGAACTGGAAGTAGTTCAAAAAGCACACTCGGATCTAACTGATCTGAATCACACAGCAGAGGATGCACAGGGTAAGCTTGATAGACTTTACAATGCAATCACGCCACTGCTCAACAACCTTAAGGCAAATCCAGAGAAAGAGTACATCCTCTGGCCAAACCGCACAGATAAAATTGAACAATTTGAAAAGAAATTGTTTGACATTTATAACGATTGATGTTATACTAGTCAGACGAAAATATATAATAGAGGAGTAAATTATGTCATCATTAATGGAGAAGCTGGCGAGAAATTCGACAGTTAAATTAACAGCATCTATCATGGATTCTAAAGTCTATGGTAAGAAAGAAATGTCACCGACACCTGTGCCTATGGTAAACGTAGCATTGTCTGGTCGTGTAGACGGTGGTTTGACACCTGGCTTGCTTATGCTTGCAGGTCCATCAAAGCACTTTAAATCCGCATTTGCGTTGCTTATGGCAGCCGCATATCAGAAGAAGAACAAAGATGCCGTAATCTTATTTTATGATTCTGAGTTTGGTACACCTCAAGCTTACTTCGAATCGTTTGGTGTAAACATGGATCAAGTTATCCACACACCTATTACGAATGTCGAAGAGTTAAAGTTTGATATTATGAAGCAGTTAGAGGGCATAACCAAAGACGATAAAGTTTGTATCGTTATCGATTCTATTGGTAACCTTGCTTCTAAGAAAGAAGTTGATGACGCTATGGATGGTAAGTCTGTTGCAGATATGTCACGTGCAAAGCAGATGAAGTCTTTGTTCCGTATGATCACACCGCATTTGAATTTGAAAGATATTCCACTTGTGGCAGTAAATCACACGTACAAAGAGATTGGCTTGTATCCTAAAGATGTTGTGTCTGGCGGTACTGGTGCTTACTATTCTGCTGATTCTATTTGGATTATTGGTCGTCAACAAGAGAAGGTTGGCACTGAGATTAAGGGCTACCACTTTATCATCAATATCGAGAAGTCTCGTTATGTTCGTGAGAAGTCTAAGATCCCTGTTACTGTTACGTTTGAAGGCGGTATCTCTAAGTGGTCTGGGCTGATGGATGTTGCAGAGGCTGGTGGTTATCTAGTCAAGCCAAATGTTGGTTGGTACGAAGCTGTTAATCCAGCTACTGGTGAAGTTTTGATGCCTTCTAAGATGAGGGCTAAAGAGATACATGATAACAATGAGTTTTGGTTAATGATGTTTGAGAAGACTGACTTTGCTACTTATATTAAGAACAGTTATACTATGGCGAATGGTCCTATGTTAGACGACCAAACTAATGTTAAGATCGAGGAGGTCTTAGTAGATGATTGAAAACACCGTCCTTGCGGGCTTATTACATAATGAAGATTACATGCGAAGAGTTGTACCGTTTCTAAGTGAAGATTACTTCGGTGACTTTACTGACAAAACAATATTCAAATCTATCGTCAAGTATATCTCTGATTACAATGGGATTCCCACTCGGGAAGCCCTGCGTATTTCTATCGAAGAGAAGGACAATATCAGCGATGATCAATATAAGAACATCGTAGAAACTATTAATGCTTTAGAGTATGATGACAAAACTGATATTGACTGGATCGTAGATAAGACTGAGAAGTTCTGCCAAGATAAGGCAGTCTTCAATGCAGTTCGTGAAGCTATTCTCGTACTGGACGGTGCTCATCAGGAGCTAGACAAGGGGTCAATTCCTGATCTTTTGTCTACTGCTCTTGGTGTTTCTTTTGATCAAGCAATTGGTCACGATTTTCTAGAAGACACTGAAGGCCGATATGAGTTCTATCATAGTAAAGAAGACAAGGTTGGTTTCGACCTCGATCTCTTCAACAAGATTACTAAGGGTGGTTTATCTAGAAAGTCTCTTAGTATCTGTCTAGCTGGTACTGGTGTTGGTAAGACACTATTCATGACGCACTGTGCGGCAGCCAATCTGATGGACGGTAAGAATGTACTATATATTACTATGGAAATGGCTGAAGAGAAAATCTCTGAGCGTATCGATGCTAACTTGATGAATACTACTATGGACAGTCTACAAGATATGCCTAAAGATGTGTTCATGAAGCGTATCAATAGAGTGAAAGCTAAGACTACCGGTAAGTTGATTGTTAAAGAGTATCCTACTGCTAGTGCGGGTTCTTCACACTTTAGACACCTCTTGAATGAGTTGAAACTAAAGAAGAACTTTATGCCAGATATCATATACATTGATTATCTAAATATATGTACAAGTGCTAGAATGAAAGCCGGTGGTAATGTCAACTCTTATACGTTGATCAAAGCTATTGCTGAAGAACTTCGTGGACTAGCTGTAGAGTTTAACGTGCCTATTCTTAGTGCTACGCAGACAACTCGTACAGGTTATAGTAGTTCTGATTTGAACCTCGAAGATACGTCTGAGTCGTTCGGTCTACCAGCTACTGCTGACTTTATGTTCGGTCTGATATCTACAGAAGAACTTGAGGGTCTAGGGCAGTTGATGGTAAAGCAGTTGAAAAATCGTTGGGGTGACACAAACACACTTAAGCGATTTGTGATCGGTGTAGATCGATCTAAGATGAAGCTATATGATGCTGAAGAGTCTGCTCAACAAGGTCTAGTTAATGATGGTCCTGTTGCAGATAAGGGCGCTTTTGGAGAGAGAATGAAAGCAGAGCGAAATGATGGTAACAGTAATAATGTTCTATCGTATCGTAACAATAAACCCAAGAGTAAGCCGGACTTTGGCGGACTAAAATAAGGAGAACAATATGTGGTTGTGGATAGTGAGTAACATTGCAGGAGCTTTATTAGGAGCGGCATCAACGGCATGGTTTAAAGACACACGTGCAGGGGTTTGGTGTTATAATCAATTCGACTCTATTGCTGATTGGGCAACTAAGAGATATGGAATTGATATCCTTGATAAAGAAGGTATTGCCTGGAAAAGAAAATATCCAAACGTAGCCTCTCAGATCGATGAGTTACGTGAAGATATAGATAGATTAGCAAAGCAGATTGAGGAGATGCGTAAATGAGTTATTCTGTAACAGATAAGCCTGTTGAGTATTGTGTACTTGAGAAGCCTAGTGGTCTATCGGTGTACTATACTGGTACTGCTGAACTTGCCGCAAAGATGGCTAAACTGTTGAACGAAGGCTCAGGATTTGATGGTAACACTCCATCGTTCTTTGCAGAGACTCGTGATACAAGTATGGAAATGGGTATGGCGCTGGCTCTAGTAAGATGATTACTATAGGCGAGTCGGCATATGAGCCATTACTAGATCGACTGGCAGCCAAACCCGATTGCGAAGGCATTCGAGTTGGAATTCGTACAGTTGGTTGTAGTGGTTTAGCTTATGTGCTAGAGTACTCGTACAATATGGATAGACATGATACTGTTATACATGATCGAGGTGTAACACTAGTGATTGATGAAAAGAGTAAGACATATTTAGCTGGATCAGAGTTGGTCTGGGTAAAAGAGGGTCTGAATGCGGGTTTCAAATTTGTGAACCCTAACGTTACAGGCGAATGTGGCTGCGGAGAATCTTTCTACGTTTAATAGAGGTGCCTTATGGCATACAGTAAACAAGTATTAGATCATTATGAGAACCCTAGAAATGTCGGGACAATGGATCCAAATGACCCAACTGTAGGTACTGGCATGGTAGGAGCACCAGCATGTGGAGACGTTATGCGACTTCAGATTAAAGTAGAGAATGATATTATTACTGATGCGAAGTTCAAGACTTATGGCTGTGGGAGTGCTATTGCATCTTCCAGTCTTCTTACTGAATGGGTCAAAGGTATGAATCTCTCTGATGCGAACTTAGTTAAGAACACTCAACTAGCCGAAGAGCTTGCTTTGCCACCTGTTAAGATACATTGTAGTGTGTTAGCTGAAGATGCTATTAAGTCTGCGATTAAGGACTACAAGGACAAGGGTTTATAGACGAAAAAAAAGACAATCTGTGAAGACTGTCTTTTTTAAATAGTTTGCGTGACTGGTAGGAACCCCACCTGCATACTTGATGCTACACCAGTTATTCCTTCTGTGAGTTGTTTATAAACGATCACACTTGCCTCTTGTTTAATTAAAAACATTAACACGCACCCATACTGCTATTTATACAATTATAAAACCCGAAAGTGAGAAATGTTATACTCAACGTATAGAAAACCAAGAAAATTGTCAAAGAAATTGTTAGAGGAAACTCTGACCTTTGCTCAGGACTATTTGGACCTGCCATACAACACCTACGTCAATATAGAATACCTCTCTCAAGAGTCCGAATTACACTTTGGATTCTGTATGGATATGGATAAGAAAGAGTTAGAATACTCTATAGAGATAAATAGGAACACCAGCATAGAACAGATGACAGCGACCCTGTTTCACGAGTTAGTTCATGTTAAACAATACATCGACGGAAGACTTGTATCTGGTGAAGGAAGAAGTCCTTCTACTTGGTTCGGCATACCCATCTACGAAGAATATGATAATCAACCATGGGAAGTCGAAGCATACGCTTTAGAAAAGGAAATGGTAAAGGAGTTTATGTTTGAGAGGAGAATACCTATTGGACATTGAATTTATACACATTGTAGACAGTGACATCAACATGGCAGTGCCGTTATACATCATGGCATTGTACTCATATCACGAATCAGATTGTCCTATCATAACAGATTCGTATTTCGATAAATTATCAAAGAAAGTACTTGACAACTGGGACAAAATGGTGCATAATCATAAGCATAAGATCGCTATTGAACGTGGGCGGTTAAAGTTCTCTGGAGAGTATCCGAGAGGAATATACAACGGTATTAGATCATTTGAGGAAGCACACTATGGGAAAGAATATATTAGAACTCGCAGTAGCCGAGGCGTTACATGAAGCTAGAATACTTGAATGCGCCTATGATAAATATGACGAAGAGAACGTAAAGAGAACCGCAGTTCGTCTGTCTGGTGCTCCAGCGGTATTTGTAGAAATGATATTTAATCAGACTTTTAGGAGGGCTACATAGGACATGCAGAGAAATTTCACTATCGGAAGTAGAATCGATCAAGCTTCCAGAAGACGCCAGTTCGGACTAGAGAAAGAAAGACAAACACTACGAGGAAACATAATGGAATTAACGATTGGTAAAGATGGAAGGAAGTATTACGAAAGTGAGTTGAGTCAAGAAGACCAGAAGTATACAGGATGGCATTGGTGCAGTGACCGAAAGGCTTTCTATAGATGGGATAATTTTGTAAGTAAGGATGACGCATGAAAGAGTCTAAAATTATGACTGATGCCCAGTCTTTAAGTAAGTTGAGGTCAATGGAACATTGGGTCGCAAAAGAGCCGTGGGGGCAGATCGCTGATAGATTCGAGGAAATGTCACTTAAGGAACTTAACGAGTTAGAGCAAAAGGTCTTATCGATACGAGCCACTAATCTAGATATAAATACGTAGATATACTGAAGAAGTGGAATCTACTGATGAGTACTGAAGTATTCGAGAAACTGGGCAACAATATAAACGAGATGGTCAAGCTTAAGAACTATCAACTCAACCCTCGGTTTCCAAAAGGCAAACCTGGCTCTAACGATAAACGTTATCGAGAGTACAGGTTAAACCTCATAAACAAAGAAAAAGATACGAGTAAAGATTGTATTGCCCATCTGGGTAATAAGTTGAGACTTGATACTAACATTACACAGATCAGATACAACGAAGTATCTCCAAACAGTTCTAAGTTTCCCAGTTTTTCTTTTGTGTTTGATGGTCAGATGTATGATATAATCATTGCCCGTGGTGCAAACGCTGGTGAGAAGTTCGAAACACGTACAGTAACCAATCTCGACAACTTCTTTAAAATACGTCAAAGTAGTGAGATGTCTGGACTCATAGGTCAAATGAATGAATCTAACGAAGCATTCGCTCAGTCTGAGATAGTATCGGCTAAACAGAGAACTGGTGCTACTAAGAAAGAAGGCGTTCCCATTGCAAAGCTAGGTGCCATCATTGGTGATATCGTATTACAAGACAGCAATAAGAACGAGTGGTTTGTTTCGCTGAAAGATGTCAACGGCAATACGTTTAGTTCGTATTCTGGTGCGGCATCACTATTCGATAAAGATGGCAATTTACAGCCCAATTCTAAGGGTGCTGAATTCTTAAACTCGTTTGGAGTGGATCTAAACTTGGTACAGTCTGGGTTCGATGAGCGTGGTAATATAAATAAGATTAGAGAAAAAATACCAGTTAAGAAACTGAATCCAAAAGAAGTCGAGTTTATCTTCAGAAGAGCTTGGGGTATGAACTACTTCTACGTTAGACGAAAAGTAGATGGTTGGAAAGTTTTCTGGTTAGGCAAAGAGAAGTTGGATAAATTAGCTAAAGGCATAAAAGTTACTGCCGTAAGATATCCCAGTAAGAAGTCTAAGCAGATCACGATAATGTGTAGTAACACTATAGAAGATTACGTCATTGAGGTCAGAAACTCGAAGGCACAAGAGTATCCTAACGATACAAAATTTAAGGTTAAGAAATGACTGTCAGATTTAAAAGTTTTATCACCGAAAGTGTTGGCGCTAAGGGACTGGCATACGAAAAGAAAGTGTTCGATGCGATGAAGTCTGCAGGCATTGAAGGACTAGATGTCGGAAGTAAGCCAGGTGCAGGATACAGCAATCAAGGCGCAGGTGATATCGAAGCATTATATAACGGTAAAGAATTTAATATCGAAATCAAGTTGGACAAGAACGCCCAAATGGGTGGCACTTCTATTCGCATTGATACGTTAAACAAGACGCACACGCTAGTCAAGCCAGATGCTGTAGACGAAGATGCTATTCCCTTCTTCATAGAAGCGGCTAAGAAACAAGACAAGGCACTAAAGGATTGGGTCAACTTCGTTCGTAAGCAAGAGCCACTAGCATTGCATAAAAAGATTCCATATACTATTCCGTTTGGATCAGTAACAAAAGAAGCGTGGTCAGCGGCACAGAAAGCTGGCTATCTTGCGAAGATGAATACTATTCAGTCTTTTGATTCAGCGAGAACTATCGCAAAAGCATACAATAGAAAGAATGTGTACTACATTCAGATTGGTAAAGCAGGACTGTTTTATCTAGGTAGCAACCCATTGAAACTAGATGTGCCCGAGTACAAAGGCTCTGTGAATATTGAGTTCAGACTTGGACCATCTGGAAGTAAAGCGAGAAAGGTCGAAGGCGAAGAGTACCGTGTTGTGGGTGCTGGATATCGTTGTCAAGGCAGATTAAAAACAGATATCAAGTCGAAGTACAGCCTTGATAATCCCGCAGACATACAAAAGTTATTTGGAGCATGATATGATACGCCTATCGTCATTTTTGACTGAAGACAAGAACACTCACATGGAGCACCTTGAGGACAATCTGTTGAACGCAGGTGTTAATGGAGCTAGGGAGTCTATCAACTATCTACGTGCATTACGTGATATGTTGTCAGGAGATTCTAAAGCCGCTGTTAACGTAACAGTGAAGTGGGATGGAGCACCAGCAGTGTTTGCGGGTACAGATCCATCTGACGGCAAGTTCTTTGTTGCTAAGAAGGGTATCTTCAACAAGAATCCTAAAGTATACAAGACTAACAAAGATATCGATGATGATATCGCAAAGGGTGATTTGAATATAAAAATGAAGTTGGCACTAAAGAACTTGCCGGCATTGAATATTAAGGGGGTGATACAGGGTGATTTCTTATATGCGAAAAAGGATATCAAGAAGGCTAATATTGGTGGAGAATCGTATATTACTTTCCATCCTAATACCATTGTTTATGCGATACCAGCGAAAAGCAAACTTGCTTCACAAATCCTCAGATCCGAGATCGGTGTGGTTTGGCACACTGAATACAGAGGTAAATCTTTTGAATCAATGTCTGCAAGTTTTGGAAAGGAGATCGCAAGCAATCTCAAATCTTCGGGGGCAGTCTGGTCGGTAGACGCAATCTATAAAGACGTTTCTGGCACAGCAACGATGACTAAAGCTGAGACCGCAAGTGTTACAGCTACGCTATCTAAAGCGGGCAAGAAATTCAACTCTATCAAGCGATCTACGTTTGATGGAATCACAGAGAACGAAGAACTTCTTACTAGAGTTAAGACCTTTGTTAATGTGAAAGTACGTGCAGGCGAGAAAGTTAAAGACCCATCAAAGTTTGTTTCAGAGTTGATGGACTATATCTATGGATACTATCAGAAAGAGATTGATAAGTTAAAGACGGAGAAGGGCAAAGCTAGTAGAGAAGAGCGCCGCAAAGATGTGCTATCATACTTCTCTAATACAGATAAGAGCCAGATCGTAAGTTTATTTGAGTTATATAACCTCATCGTAGATGCTAAATTAACAATCATTCGTAAGCTAGATAGAGCTAAGAACGTTGGCACATTCTTGAAGACTGCTGATGGATACAAAGTTACTGAGCAAGAAGGCTTCGTTGCAATCGATAGAGTAGGTAAGAACGCAGTTAAGCTAGTTGATAGACTTGCATTCAGTAACGCTAACTTCAATGATGAGTACATCAAAGGCTGGCAGAAGTAATAGTCAGCGGACGCATGGCGAGTATGCATAAAAGTCATTAACGAATGAAGTGAAAATTGAAATTTCCTGTATAAATATATGTGTTAGCACAAGCTAACAACGACATATATAACAGGAGACCAATAAATGTCACATCACATGACTGTGGAAGATTCCCAGCAAGTAGGAATAGCAATCACAGCCTTATTCAAAAAAATCTTAACTAAAATGTCAGACTCTCGTAGAATCAGAAGTACCATCAAAGAACTCAATAGACTCTCTGATCGTGAACTAAAAGATATTGGTTTGCATAGAGGAATGATTCATACAGTTGCACATCAGATAGATGCTAATCCTAATTTGCGTGGATGGGTATAATGACTACTATGAATGTATACTATTGCACTTTTTGTTCCTGGCTATCACGTAGACTAGATGGCATATACGCTACACTTGAATCAGTGGGTGCCGCAAGAGCCGCTTCTCAGTTAGCTAGAATGGGATATCACGAACAGGCAAAGGCTTTGATGTTGATGCGCCAAAATGGGAAGCTGTGAATAGACTAATAGTACTGATAATGATCGTGATGATGAGTGATTCGTCATCCGCTAGACAGAAGAAACTCTTACTTCAGCCAGCTCGGTTAATTTCTCATATAAATAGACTATAAGAGTCTAATATAAAGCAGGCTTTTAATGCCTGCTTTTCGCATTTTAAAAAAGGAGAAATAATATGAATTGGTTAAAAGAAAGATTTGTAGAAAGAACTAGCCTAGACGCTGGTGTTATTATCGCTGGCTGTGCGGCAGTCATCTTGTTTGGTGGTATCGTAAAGATCGCAGCCTGGGCTGGACTAGCATACGGTATCTGGACATTCACAAAGTCGGAGAAATAGATAATGGAACAAGAATTCGAATCAATGAGTAAAGCTCAACTAGAGTCGCACGGAAGAACCGTCGGCATCGAACTAGATCGAAGACTAGTAAAGTCTCAGTTAGTTGCTCAACTTCAGGAATTTATCACGCTCAAGAAGATTGAAGAAGAGATGGATGTGGAAGATACTGATCTAGACTTCATTGCACAGGTACTCGAAGAGGGATTACCCCATGGCGGTCCAGACAACGACCCAGTGATTCAAGCCTCAATCGAAGTCCCAACTATGCAAGTTGATGTATTCGTAGATGACGTTGATCCAGCTATTATTGAGCAAGAGCATAAAGACAAGATTCGTATGCTCCAGAATATGCATGAAGATGTTATTCAGGCTGAAGCTAGGACTATTGCTTCTGGTATCGCACTAGCTGAAGAGAAAATTGAGCATGATGCATTATCAGCACGATCAATTCGACTAAGAGAAGAATACGAACAGTCTAAGTAGTTATCGTATTATATAAATAAAGATGAGTCACTACACATTGGTGACTCTTTTACACCAAACATTTGTAGTTAGACTTAGGTAAACCTACGATAAAGAGGGAATAATGGACAAAGTTATAGGACAAAAGTCAGACGAAAAGGCTATCGCAGACACACCGCAAGACGATAAGCCAGTCAAAGCAAAAAAGAAAAGCGTTAAGAAATCCTCAGAGGACGAGCTCCTCAACAAGAACGCTATCGAAATCAATCCAAGATTGGAAGAAGCCGTCATGAGAACTGTAGTTCTCGGTTGGGGCAGAATGAATCCAATTACATCTGGACACGAAATTCTAGTAAACAAGATCAAAGCTGTTGCAAAGAAAATCAAAGCAACTCCGATCATTTACGTATCACATAGCCAAGACCCTAAAAAGAACCCACTCGATTATGACGATAAGATCATGATTGCGAAGAAGGCGTTTGGCAACAATATTATCCAAAAATCTAAATCTAGAACTATCATTCAGATCATGCAAGAACTGGAAAATAGTTATGAGAAGGTAGTGCTTGTCGTAGGTAGTGATAGAGTCAAAGACTTTGAAACTTTACTTAACAGATATAACGGTAAGGATTACACCCTCAAAGAGATCGAAGTACAATCTGCTGGTAATCGAGCAGACCCAGATTCAGACAAAGCTAAGGACTTAAGTGCCGCTAATATGTCTGCTTCTGTAATGCGTAAACTTGCATCTGAAGGCGACTTAGCGGGATTCAGTAAAGGTCTACCCAAGAAACTTAAGTCAGACGCACAAGACATCTACGATATGGTTCGTGGTGGCATGAAGATAGCTGAGATGACGGAAGAAGATGACGATTTGGTCGAAGCATTAAACATGCAACAAAGACGTGCCCGATCACTCACAATGAGAAAGTATAAAGGCAAGATTGCCGCAGCCCGTAAGCGCATGGCTAAGAAAGCCGCAACTATGGATAAACTAAAAGCCCGAGCAAGAAAGGCGGCTATCGTAATCATTCGTAAGAAGATAGCAGGAAAGAAGGGCGAGAACTATGCCAAGCTTGGACCTGGAGAGAAGATGATGATAGACAAGCGTGTAGAGAAGAAGAAATCTGCTGTCGATAAGATTGCTAAAAGACTTCTACCTATGGTAAGAAAAGCTGATCTAGCAAAACGTTCTGCCGTCAAGAAAGAGTCCATTGATTTTGAATTCGATAACTTCTTGGGCGAGTCTTACAACGCTGAGTTCGAATTGTTTCTTGGTGAGTCTTACAACAATGAATTTGAATCGTTCTTAGAAGAAGGTAGCACAGGACCACGTTATCACGAGATGTTAAAGAAAGACGGCACTATCAAACTAGATAGGCGATTTCGTGCATTCCGTAATAAGAAGAAGCCTGAAGTTGAGCCACTAGAAGAGGTTAGTACCAATACTGATGCAGAAAAGACACTCAAGCTACATCACAAAGATGAGCGAGAGAATATGAGTCGAGAGCATGAGAGGTCTATGGACGCATTGCAGACACGTGAGTTGCGTAAGAAAGTTCGTCAAATTAATAAAGAAGAGTTTACAGACGAATCTGCACTAATTAATTTCATAGAAGAAACTGCTAATGACATATTCGACCAAGTAACACTAGATGAGCATAAGATCGAGCAAAGCTTAGAAGCAAAGTCGATTAAGTCGGGAGTCGAACTAGAGATCATTCAGCACGTATATGAAGAAGCTATGGAAACATACGTTGAGTCAGATACTATGGACATTCATCAGTGGGCATTCTCATGCGTCAACGCTACTATTGCTAACATAGACGAAGGCAAGAAGGGTGGACTATGGGATAACATTCACAAGAAGCGTAAGCGTATTAAAGCTGGCTCTAAAGAGAAGATGAGAAAGCCTGGCTCAGATGGTGCTCCCACTAATGACGATTTCGAGAACGCAAGATCAGAGGAATTCGCAGAGAAAAGTCCTGCGGACTACATGAAGAATCAGTTAGGTAAAGTAGTACATAAGAAAGCCTATACACATGCCTTAAAAGCCCTTGTCGATTTACTTGATCGTAAGAAGATTGAGGGTGGTAAAAATGGAATGAAGCACGGTGCTGAGTACTATGCCGCACAGATTGCTAAGAGCTATCCTAAGTTCATTAACGGTAGAGTTTTGGCTTCTATGTTGCCAAAAGGCTATGTGAAAGAAGAGGGTGGTGCTGGAGATCAATCTACAGATAAAGTTACTAAGCGTTATAAGAAAGATACTCCTGGTGAAGCATATAACATAAATGAAGCATTCGATGATATGTTTAGCGAAGATGTGACACAGAAGCAATTGAACGACTTAGAGAAGTTTGGTGATCGACTACTTGCTAAATTCAAGATCGATATCGAATTCACTAGACACTTTGCAGATCGTATGAACGATGCACGTAACAAGCCTTCAATCACTGTAGCAGAGTTACAGAAAGTATTTAAGAAGATCGCTAAGAGAAAGGCAGTAGAGATTAGACAGAATCCAGATAGTGAAGCTGTGTTGAAAGACATGCAAGCTGATTTGAATCTGCCTATCGTTATCAACTACGATAAGAACAAAGACGAATACGAGGTAGTTAATAAGACTATCATGCGTAAGAAGAACTTTGGCACTAGCGATAAAGTGATTGAAGTATGAAGAAGTTTAGAACATATATCGCTGAGTTGAGGGTCGAAAGACCTAATGCTAAAGATACTCTCGGAATAAAGAGAGATAAGATGCCGCAAGTCAGGTCTAAGGACTATGATGAGTTGATAGCACATCTTAAGAAGAACGGTGTAAGTGTTCAGAAGAAAAGCGTTAAGGCTACAAAATTAAAAGCCACACAGAGCGATTTCAATGTAGACAAAATTGTCGATAAGATATCTAGTATTAAAACTTTGGGTAAGGCTAAGCCACTCATCGTTAGTTCAGACAGCTATATAATTGATGGACATCATAGATGGTTAGCGGCTAAGAATGTAGGTGGCAGTATAGATGTTATGCAGTCAAATGTTAAAGTGAAAGAGTTACTGAAGCACGTTTACAGTTTCCCGAAAACTTTCACAAAAGGAATAAATGAATAATGTTTTGGAGTAAGAAAAATAAAATGGATAAAATACTAACTAAAGATATGCTTGCCGCAATGATACCTGGCAATGATAAGGTGGACATGTGGTTCGAAGCTATTGAGGAAATCTTCCCTAAGTATGAGATCAATACAGTAGAGAGGATTGCAGGCTTCATCGCACAGTGTGCCCATGAATCTAATAACTTTAGATCGTTAGAAGAGAATTTAAACTATAGCGAAGATGCACTTCTAAGAGTGTTCGGTCGTTATTTTGGTAAAGCGCCTAAAGCTAGTGCTTCCGAGTATGCTCGTAACCCAGAGATGATTGCTAATCGTGTATACAACGATGAGTTTCGTAAGTATAAGATGGGAAACACGCAACCAGGTGACGGTTGGATGTTCAGAGGTCGTGGACTAAAGCAACTTACTGGACGTGAGAACTATACTAAATTTGGTAAGTCAGTTAAGATGAGCGCAGAGCAAGCGGCTGAATATGTAGCTACTGAAAAAGGTGCTATCGAAAGTGCTTGCTGGTTCTGGAACAACAAGAAATTGAACGCTATCGCAGACACAGGCAATATTAAGAAATTGACTAAAGTTATTAACGGTGGTGATATTGGTCTAGCTGACCGCACATCTCGTTATGATAGCGCAATTGAGATACTTGGCGGTAAGTCAGTATCCAATAAAAGTAGGTCATCTAAAGTGGAGTACGTCACTGTATCAGTAGGCGACAATAACGATACTGTAAAAGCTATACAAGCTAAACTAGGTCTAACAGATGACGGAATATTTGGACCAGGTACTAAGAGAGCCGTACGAGATTTTCAAGCAAAGCACGGATTAACTGCTGACGGCATTGCCGGTCCAGCTACACTGAAAAAACTATTAGGATAGACACATGAAAACGTTTGCGACATTCGTAGCAGAAGCCAAAGACCCTAATGAATACGACAATGAAGGCGAAATGGCTAAGACTCAACTCAGAGGCATACTTTCAGATGCAGAGCATATGATTGGGATGTTTGAGGATGAGGAAAATTTGCCTGAGTGGGTACAGAATAAGATCACGAAAGCCGCAGATTACCTGAACACTGCACATCGATATATGATGAACAGTGGAGAAGAAGAATGAAATCTTTTCGGAATTATATTAAAGAAGACTGTAGTTGCGAAGAACTCGTTGTAGAAGATAGTGAGTACGAAGGAAGAAAGGTTAAGCTAAATGACCCATTCAGACTTCCTACTGGCTCAAAGAAGAAATTTGGAGTTTATGTCAATAATGATAAGGGCAATGTTGTTAAGGTTACCTTTGGTGATCCTAACATGGAGATAAAGCGAGATGACCCCGGTCGCCGTGCTTCGTTTCGTGCCCGTCATGGATGTGATACTCCTGGTCCAAAATGGAAGGCTAAGTACTGGTCGTGCTATCAATGGCGTTCTGGATCTAAGGTCGATAACTGATAAATAGTATTAACAAATAAAGGAGAAACATTATGTTTAAAAAAGCGAAAGATATAGCCCCACTACATCCAGGTATGGCAGATGCTATGGGAGTGCAATTAGCTAGACAAGGGTTTAAAACACCTGAAGCTCCTGCTGTTGTAGAAGAGCCCATCGTTGAAGTGGAGCCACAGGAAATTGAAGAAGCGACAGACGGACACAAAGGTCGTCATGCTGATAAAGCCGACGGTGATAAGAAGAAGCCAGTAGTGACAGATGTTACTCCTGAAATTGGTTTAATCTCTACAAACGATAAGGCAGCAAAATCTGTACTTACTGCAATCAAAGCTTCTGCTAAACCTACTGCAATAAAAGCAAGCTACAGTGAAGCTAAGGCCGTAAAAGAAGCTTGTGATGATTGCGAATGCGAGCCTTGCGAATGCGATGAAGATGATAGCTTGTCTGAAGGCACTATCACTGTAAAATCTTTTACTGGTAAAGCACCAGCTGGTATCAAGATGAAGAAGATTGGTTCTTCAAGCTTCGGCGGAGATGACGTAGAAATGTCAGGTCCAGATGCTAAGATTATTGCATACGCAAAGAAAAGTCTTGGTTGCGACTCTAAGTGTAAGAGTATTGCAGATGTTCAAAAGCAAGTAAGCGAAATGTATGAGAGCAAGTGTGGTAGTCACGAAGAAGTTGCTGAAGACAACACTAACAAGAAATCTGATGATGGTGAAGGATTGGACAAAGTTCAGCCTAAAGCTGTTAAAAAGAAGTTCGTCAACCGTCTAGATAAGGATATCGACAACGATGGCGACACTGATGACTCGGACGAATATTTGCACCGTCGCCGTAAAGCCGTTGCTAAAGCACTGGAGGACTAGAAATGTCTGGAGATATTAACGAAGCTAAGTATGATCCAGCTGATGACGATTTGGTCGCAACTGACAAGGACAAAGCTTCGGCTAAGTTAAACATTGTCATGCAGTTGCGTAAATCTATGGACGTTCGTGGTAACATGGCTATCAAATTTGCTGACGGTAAGTCGCAGAAGATTCCTATGAACATCATGAAGATTGCCCTAGATAAGTTCGCTAAAGTGCGTAAGCCAGATTCCAAAGTTAAGATGCAGGATGCTATGGGCAAATCATACAAAGACATGATCATGACACTTAAGACTTTCAAAGAAGAAGTTGAACTAGACGAAGCTGCCCAAGCAACATGGGAAGTTACAGTTGCTAAGGGAATCAATAAGCTAAAGAAGGGTCAGACTGTTAAAGTTAAAGCTCGTAATACATCAGAAGCTTTGACCAAAGGCGCTAAAGCTTTAGGTGATCCAATGGCAAATAAAGGTCCAACAGGAACTCTTACAGTCAAAAAGTTGAATGAGTCTAATCTTGATGAGTATGGCTATCAGGACACGTTGTCTGCTAACGTAGATAAAGTAAAAATCCAGAAGCAGATCGATCAAGCTGAGAAGTACATGAAGACCTTCTTTGGTAACACATCTTCAGTTAAAATGAAGAAAGTTGCTATCCAGAAGAAAATCGAAAAACTTAAGGCACAGCTAAAAGAAGACAATAGTCTTGATCACGAGATGATCATGGTAGAAGCCATGAAGCATAAGATGGTCAAAGGTGTTGCTCATATTAGCAAAGCAAACTTCCGTAAGACGCACAATGACTTTAAAGGCACTGCAAAGGGCAAAGAAAGTCTTCTAGTATTTGATCCTAAGAGAGGCACTATCTCTGTCCCAGTACATTTTACTGAAGAAGTAGAATTAGACGAAGGGTTCTCTCAGCGAGAAATCAAAATGGCAATTGGCATTGCATCAGATAAGCGATATGCTGGTGTTAACATGACAGGTGCTACTAAAGCTATTGAGAAGCTGAAGAAGGGTCTATCTTCACAGCCACAAGTTATGGCTGTACTTAAGAGACAGAATGAGGAATTAGAGCTTGACGAAGGCAAAGATTTAACGTATACTGTAGTTCATGCTAGAAAGGGTAAGGTTGTTGTTACAGCCCCTACTTCATATGCGGCAGCGCAGAAGGCAGCCAAGCAGTGGAAGCTGAAATCTACTGGTGGTGTTGATGCGTATCTCATGAAAGAAGAGACTTTAGAAGAAGCTCCATCGTACAAGCTGTATCATAGCACGTTCTCAGCCGCAGTGCAAGAAGCTATTGCAGTTGCTAAGAAGCAAGGTTTTGATGTTGACGAAGATGACTGGTCTAATAAAGTTGCTACAGGTCCTAAAAAGCCTAGCAAAGATAAGACCAACTCTTACAGCATTAAGCTACTAAAGGGCGGAAAACCTGTCAGAAAAATCTTACAGATACAAGTCTATAACATGGGCGCAAAATACGAACTAAACTGTTACGTACAGTAAAATTATATAAATACTACTAAGTAAATTATCCATTTAATAAGGAGAAAGAAAATGGCATTATGGGGAACAGTAGATACTTTGGCGGCAACGCCAGCAGTATATACAAAAACGACATCATTTGACGCAACTGCAACCTCAGTGGTTATTCTTGCATCAAATACAATTAAACTACCAGGTCACAGCTATCTTACTGGCGATGCGGTCGTATACAATGACAATGGTGGTACTGTTATCACTGGTTTGACTGATGCGGCTACCGTATTCGTTAACCGAGTTGACGCAGATACTATCAAGTTGTACACTACTAAAGTAAACGCTGTTACAGGTCACGCATCAACAGGTCTTAAAGGACTTACTGGTGTTGGAGTTGGCGCAGGTCATAACTTTGTTAAAGTACCTGATGATCAATACTTCATCGATACTACTGAAGCGAGCTTATCGACTAACCGTGTTAAAGGACTTAAAACTCCAGGTTGGAACACATACTCTACTAAAGCAGTACCAGCAACAGTATTATCTTTTGATTCTACTGCTGTGGGTGTTAGTCTGGCTGATAACGTTATTAGCGTTGGCAATCAAACTGTACTGATCAATGGTAGCACAGTGACTTACTCTAGAGGTGGTCAAACAATCGTAACTGGTCTAACAGACGGCGCTGTAGCTTATGTGCATAACGTTGGTCCTGGCATGATTAAGCTGTACGGCACATCCGCACAAGCGATTACTGGTGGAGCAACTGGTCTTAAAGCACTTACAGTCGTAGGCGTAGGAACTCACACTCTTACAGCCGCAGACGGTGTAACACGAAACATGATTGAGAATATCGTACCGATGAAAGTAACTGCCGCAACTGCTGGCGATGTTGGTGTTGATGGAACTGATGATGCATTGTTGTTCGATAGACAAGTATCAATCACTACTCAGCCTCTACAATCAGCCGCAACAGTCGATCTTGCTAATGACGCAGACATCATACTTTCTGTAGTTGCAACTGCACTACCTGGAAACACAGGTCGAGCATATCAGTGGCAAGAAGATGGATCTAACATCTCTGCATCTGGTATCTACACCAACGTAACAACTGCAACAATGACTATTACTGGAACCACTAATAACTTAGCTGGTAAGAAGTATCGTTGTGTTGTAAGTGCTACAGCGGCTCAAGACTTGACTTCAAGCGAAGTAGTAGCTACTCAGTCAGCTTAATTTGAATGAAACTATGACGTTGGTTGGTGTTAATATCTCCAATCAACGTCCATATTTTAGTTATAAATATATTGGAGAGCTAAGGCTCTTGTGTGTATTAAACTAAAGGTGAATAAAATATGAAACTTGAAGAAGATAGCTTTTTGCTATATGCGGCTAAGTATTATGATATACGAATGGCGGCATCTGCTGATGAATTCTATGATGATTTAAAACGATTTCAGCATCTAAAGAGACTGTTTAAGAGATACGAGGAAGATGATGATCTCAAAGTGAGATTGATTATCAACCACTTGACTGTAATTTTTAACTGTTTCGGTGCAGAGGCTACACCAATGTTATTCTTCAAACTAGAAGACTATCATAAGTCACTAAAGCCATTTGTCATTATGCTAGGCTATATGCCTGACATTATAGAGTACGGAAGTAATAAGATAATAAGTTCAGAAATACCTTTGGACGAACATATAATAAAAGAGTTAAGAGCGTTATGATTGTTGATCTATTTCTAGTCTTTCAGTTTATCAAGCGATTGAGTACTCCCTTCGCTGAATGGAAGGCGTACAAGCTTGGCATCATTGATGAGTCAGGCAAGCAATTGATCAAGCGTAGTAAGTTCACTACTAGAGAACAGAAAGATTCGTTTGGTATCTTTGATATCATGATCATGAAACTCAAAAGACTGCTAGAGAAAGTACCTGGCGGTAAGTCAAGAATCGGCTCATATGCAGCCGCATTATATCTCATCAAAGAACACGATGAGATAATATCTCAGGGAGAAATGCTCACGGAAGAGCAACTTGAGACTAAGATAAGTAACTACATGGAACAAGTAAGCGCAACACATCAGGATATGGACGCACTATTCGAGGCTATGTGGGACGAAGACGCACCAGCAAACAGCGCAGGTGGTGGTAATATTGCAGGCATCGGAGTAGGTGCAGACGGTGAACCAGGTGTATCGCCTAGAACTCAGAAGAAGAAAAAAAATGCGAATAGCGTCTTGAAGAGATTCAAAGATACAATTCCACCTAAAGGATAAAGATTTCAGATGGCTGAAGATAATATCAACCTAGTCCGTACGGATGTGGAAATACTGAAGAAAGATGTGTCGAATATTCAAGGACTACTAACCAGACTAGATACTGCTATCGATAAGATCGCAGACGCTACTAATGGTATAGCCTCGATATTAGCTGTTCACGACAGCAAGCACAATGACACAGATAAGGTCATTTCTGAAATGACTAGGGTTGAGGAAAAGGCGATTGAGCTAATACATCAACGCATATCCGAGAAAGAAGCTGAGACTAGAGAGCTATCTAAGCAGAATATGAACACCCTTATGGACTTTCTCAAAGAGCATGATGATCGAAGCGAAGTCTATATCACTAATATGACAGGTCGAATTGAGCAGTTAGAGCGATGGAAGTGGATCATTATGGGTGGTGCTTGGGGCATCGGTGTGATGATAGGATTCGAAACAGAATTAATAATGGAATATTTCAGTAAATAAGACTTGACATCCAGCACCATTCGTGTATAATAGACTTAACAGTTGAATTACTACATCGGAGTTGTTAATGAATGTTACAGACTTAAAGTTTACTGGTATCTTGTCTACACGGTTAGATAGATTCGCAGTAAAGGCTAGTGCTCCCTATAGAGCAAACTTCAGATGTCCAATCTGTGGTGATTCTCAAAAGAACAAAACAAAAGCTAGAGGCTGGATCCTTGAGAAAGAGAATTCTGCCATTTACTATTGTCATAACTGTAACGCATCACATAGCTTGCGTAACTTTTTGAAGTTCTACGATCACAATCTATACAATGAATACATAATAGACACAGCGATGGACAGAGAGAAGAAGCGAGAACTTTACGCTACTAAACCTACACCCATTAAACCATTAGATAAGTTGCAGATGAAAGCTCCAAACTTTCGTAAGAAGGGCTCACCTCTGCTAAAAATTAAGAAGGTGTCTCAGTTACAGCATGACCACAGAGTCAAAATATATTTACAAAAACGTCTAATCCCAGCATCGGTGCAGTATAAATTATACTATGCTCCTAAGTTTAATGAGTGGGTAAACTCTATCATTCCAGGTAAACTTCCTGTAGTTGAGAGAGATCGACCTAGACTAATCATGCCATTCATCGATAAGGGTGGTAATGTATTTGGCTTCAATGCTCGTGCGCTTGGTAATGAGGAGTTACGCTATATAACTATAATGATTGATGATTCAATGCCAAAGATGTTTGGGTTAAACGATGTTGATTTTACGAAGAAGTACTATGTAGTTGAGGGACCTATAGACAGTCTCTTCTTGAACAATGCTGTTGCTATGGCAGGTGCAGACGGTAATGCAAGTGGACTAAATAACACTGAGAATGCTGTATTCATATTTGACAATGAGCCTCGAAACAAAGAGATCGTTGCTCGTATGGAGAAGTGTATTGATAAAGGATATAAAGTTTGCATTTGGCCAGAGAAACTACTTGACAATGACATCAATGATATGATATTATCTAATATGAATCAAGCTGATTTAGAGTTGATCATAGACAACAACACGTTCCACGGATTGGATGGTAAACTACAACTCAGCTACTGGAGAAAATGTTAATGAATAAAGAAGAATTAGTAAAGAGCCTTGGAAAGAAATTTAAGTATCGGTATGATACTGAGCAGTACGCATCACGGGACGCATGGTTCATCATGCGAGAAGAAACCGCTAAAGGTACGTTAGAAGGAGATTGTGAAGATTTCGCACTCACTCTATTATGGCATATCTCAGGCGAGAGTTATGTGAAGTTCTGGTGGAACCTCATATCACGTAAAGCAAAAGTTTGTTACTGCTATATCGAAACGCCTGATCGTGGTCACGCTGTACTGAGATATGATGGTGAATATGCGGACAACATACAGAAGAAGTTTGTTACTAAGGAAGCGTTGGAGAAGAAAGCCTATATATTCTCACGATGGATGTTTTTACCTAATACGGTAGCTGTAAAACTTCTCATGGGAAAATTTATCAAATCTAGATTATAAGAGGAACAATATAAGATGAAAGCAAAGTTGATTGGTCATACACAGCCTGTAAAATACGCTGTAGATGGGTTAGAGCATGGTTTAAAGAATATTGAAGATATGATCGCTTACTGCGCTAAGGTATCTAACCCGCAAGGACAGATGAACTTAGCGAGTAGCGAGAAGTTGTTAAATTATTTGGTAAAGCATAAACATTGGAGTCCATTTGAAATGGCATCAGCTACTATTGAAGTAGAGACTACACGTGACATCGCTAGGCAGTTCCTGCGTCACAGGTCGTTCTCATTTCAGGAATTCTCTCAGAGATATGCTGATCCAGAAGCTATGGAAAACTCCTTTGTTATTCGTGAAGCTAGACTTCAAGATCCATCAAATAGACAGAACTCTATTGACTGTGATGACGAAGAGCTTAAAAAAGCCTGGCGCATGAAACAGCAGATGATTATACACGAGACCAAAATTGCTTACAAATGGGCAGTGGATAATGGCATCGCAAAAGAGCAAGCGAGATCAATCTTACCTGAGGGTAATACAGTATCTCGTTTGTACGCAAATGGCACGATTAGATCATGGATTCATTATGTGGAATTACGATCTGGTCACGGAACACAAAAAGAACACATGGAACTTGCAAGAGAAATTGGCATGGCAGTGTCACGCATTTTTCCTATGATTACACAATACATTAATAAATAGGATATACAGGACTGGCTGTCAGGCATGATGGTCCGTCCTGTTTACATATGGAACAGGAAAAGCAAATGATTCAAGTTAATAAGCGAAATGGAACTAAAGAAGCACTCGATATCGAGAAGTTGCACAAAGTAGTATTTCATGCATGTGAAGATATAACTGGTGTTAGCCCAAGCGAAGTAGAGATTAAGAGTCAGATCCAATTCTACAACGGAATGACTTCGAAAGAAATACAAGAAACTCTAATCAAGGCAGCCGCTGATCTTATTAGCGAAGAAACTCCTAACTACCAATACGTTGGTGGAAGGCTTATAAACTATTCTTTACGTAAAGAGGTATATGGCAGATACACGCCATGTCCAGTTAAAGAGTTAGTTGATAGGAATACTGCTAATGGGTTCTATGACGAAGAGTTGGTTACAAAATACGATGATGAAGAGTGGGCAAAAATTGACACTTTTATCAAACATGAAAGAGATGAGAATCTAACTTATGTAGCTATGGAACAGTTACGTGGTAAATATCTAGTGCAGAACAGAGTGAGTGGCGATATCTTCGAAACTCCTCAGATGTGTTATATTCTTATTGCATGTTCTTTGTTTCAAGATTACCCAGTAAACACACGAATGAGTTGGATAAAGGAATACTATGATGCTATTAGTTTGCACGACATTAGTTTGCCTACACCTGTTATGGCAGGGGTGCGTACACCACAGCGACAGTTTAGTAGTTGCGTACTCATTGAAACGGATGACAGTTTAGATAGCATCAATGCTACTGCGGCATCTGTTGTGAAATACGTAAGTCAGAAAGCTGGCATCGGTATTGGTGGTGGTAACATCCGTGCGATTGGTTCACCCATTCGTAAGGGTGATGCTTTTCACACAGGCATCATTCCATTCTATAAGCATTTCCAGTCTGCTGTTAAGTCATGTTCACAAGGTGGTGTTCGTGGTGGTGCGGCAACTATCTACTATCCAATCTGGCATCTTGAAGTAGAAGACATGTTAGTGTTGAAGAACAATAAGGGCACAGAAGAGAACCGTGTTCGTCATATGGATTACGGTGTACAGTTCAATAAATTGATGTACGAGCGTTTGATCTCTGGTGGTGATATTACATTGTTCTCGCCTAGTGATGTTCCAGGACTATTCGATGCATTCTTTGTGGATCAAGATAAGTTCCGTGAACTATATGAACGTGCAGAACGCAACACACGACTACGTAAGAAGGTTGTCAAAGCAAGTGATCTATTCAGTTCATTCATGGAAGAGCGTAAGAACACTGGTCGCATCTATCTACAGAACGTAGATAACGCAAACGATCACGGTAGCTTCATTGCTGAGTTAGCACCTATTCGCCAGTCGAACTTATGTGCAGAGATTGATCTACCTACTAAGCCTCTTAAGTCATTAGATGATCCAGAAGGTGAAATCTCACTGTGTACGTTAAGTGCTATCAACTGGGGTAACATCAAATCACCAGCAGACTTTGAACGTGTTTGTCGTTTAGCAGTATGTGGACTCGATGCACTGTTGAGTTATCAGAACTATCCTATTCTTGCCGCTCAACTGAGTACAGAGAAACGTAGACCTCTTGGTGTTGGTATTATTAACTTTGCCTATTGGCTTGCTAAACATGATCTAACATATCAGAATATTGATAGCAAAGGTTTACAGTTAGTAGATGAGTACGCAGAAGCATGGTCATACTATCTAATCAAAGCAAGTGCCGATCTGGCAGTAGAGTTTGGTGCACCATCAGGTAATATGGAGACTAAGTATGGTCATGGTATTACACCTAATCAGACATACAAGAAAGACCTAGATGAGTTAATTCCACACGTTGAGCGTATGGATTGGACAACATTACGTGAGCAGTTGAAAGATACTGGTATTCGTAACAGCACACTAATGGCTCTTATGCCAGCAGAGACTTCAGCACAGATCGCTAACGCTACAAATGGTATTGAACCGCCTCGTTCATTGATATCAGTGAAGCAGTCAAAGCATGGAGTATTGAAGCAGGTTGTTCCTGAGTACAAGCGTCTGAAGAACAAGTACGACTTATTGTGGGACCAAAAGTCTCCAGAGGGTTACTTGAAAATTATGGCAGTACTGCAAAAGTATATCGATCAAGGCATTAGTATCAACACTAGTTATAATCCCATTTTCTTTGAAGATGAGAAGATTCCTATGAGTACTATGCTACAACACATGCTAATGTTCTACAAGTATGGCGGTAAGCAGTTGTATTATTTTAATACGAATGACGGTCAAGGCGAACTTGATGTCGGTAAAATGATGGGCGAATTGCCCGAACTGGAGCAATCTGACATTGATGACGAAGATTGTGAGTCTTGCAAAATATAGTACTTGACATGCCCTTCGGGGCATGTTATATTAACTATACGCATATTGTAGAGGGATATAAATGAGTGTTTTTGATACTGCCAACAAGGCAGACCATACTAAAGTTTTAGCGTTTTTTGATCCAAGCGGTGGTCCAACCATCCAGAGATATGACACTCTAAAATACAAAACGTTTGATAAGCTGACTGAGAAGCAGTTAGGTTTCTTTTGGCGACCAGAAGAAGTTGATGTTACCCAAGATAGTAAAGACTTTCGTGGGCTAACTGAGCATGAGCAACACATTTTCACAAGTAATCTAAAGAGACAGATATTGCTTGATAGTGTTCAAGGCAGAGCGCCAGTTGAAGCATTCTCACCTATCGTATCTTTACCAGAGATTGAGAATTGGATTCAAACGTGGACGTTCAGTGAAACTATTCACTCACGTTCTTACACGCATATCATACGTAACGTGTATAGTAATCCAAGTAAAATCTTCGATG